TCACCTATTAGTACAACTTGGAAAGTCGGACTACTAACAGCACCCATAATAGTTTTTATTGTAGTTATAGCACCTGACCTGCTCATGTAAGATTGTCCTTTATAGGTTCTGCAAAATATTTGCTTTTATCTTCGTTTTCTAATTCTTTTGCGGCAAGTCTAAACATACTAACACCTGCATAACCTGTTGTAGCATTTCGTGCTGATATTCCTTCTATCCAATCTGCATACACAACATTTTGACCTTGTGATATTTGACCTGCGTCTACTTGTGCTGACAAGTTGCCAATTAATTGTCCTGTTATTGACCTACGCAAATGTCCTGTCCTGACAGGTGTCCTTGCTTTAGTTCTATCTTCTGTAACTAGCATCATTTTTTCTATGCCTTTGTTAATTGCTTTAGCCATATTTTTATTGGCATTAATATCTAAAAGTTTACCCTTAATATTTATTTGCACATTAATACTAGACATAAATCGATGTTTCCCTTTTGTTTAGGTAATGGTCTAATTTTTTAAGAATCATGCGTTCTTCGTTTTGTGGGTAGGTCATTTGCATTTCGTTAGTTCCTAATATCTGACTTTGTCCTACATCACGACTTCGCCAATATGTTCTAGCAATATCTAAACATGCTTGTACTACGTCAGCAGGGTATTTGTACCTGTAATATGTCGCACCACCACTATGTGTTGCAGAAGTTGTGCCATTTACACCCCTTATAACAGTCAAAGTGTTACCATCTACATTAGTCACATACATTTGTTCAGTACCTACTAATATCGTGTCGCCAACATAAGTTGTACTTCCACTTGAAACGGTAACAGTAGTTGTAGAAGTAGAACCAACAGCGTCAACTGTGCTTATACTTTCTGTGTCGTTTTGCCAACCCCATTCACCAAGTATTGTTAAGGTTTGTTGCCCACTATATAAATTTTTAAGTGTATTTTCTACTAACTTCATTTTACTTTTTGGACTAGTGTTGTATGGCATCAATAAAAAGTCGTTACCAATTCCTTCTGATAGTGTTGCACTACTTGTTCTGTCTGTACCTTCGTAAGAAGTGACTGTAGTTGCAGTAATAAGCCAATCATCTAAGCCTAGTATACCTGTTGATTGTAACCTTGTAGTCCAATAGTCAGGAAATTCTATAATATCACCATTTTGTACTAATGAATCATCACGCAATGCACCCTGACCTAAGTCAAAAGAATGTGTTTCTGTTCTTGCACCAAAACTTCTGCCCATATAAGAATCTATACGCTTTGATGCTGATTCTAAAACCCTAAGCACAGGTGTTTCGTCTGTAGTCCAGTCAGTAACGTGGTCTGTACCACCTAAATATGCTTTGAAGTCATAAACATTACCATAAGTGTGATATATTTGAGCCATTGTTATTTATCCTCAGTTTTTCCTGCGTCTTTGTTTTCTACTTTAGTAGCCTTTTTTGTAGTTGCTTTTTTTTCTACAACTTCTTCTACTATTTTAAAATTATTTTTGTATTTAGCCAAACGTGTTTCGTCAACAATGTATTCTTGGTTGTATGCGTATACATCGTCAGCAATCTGTCTAGGCTCTATACATATTACTTTATATTTTTTCATTTTATTTCCTTTTAGTCGGTGGGTAGCATAAATTCAAGAATGTTGGATTATTAAAAAGTCTACTACCCACCTATATATTTTTATTAGTTTCTAGTGTCTTGGTCTGCAATTATGAAAACGCCCTGAACTGCCGCAGCAGTTGCGTTTACTAACACAGTTTTTACAAAAGGTTTACCCACAGGAATTTCAAAGTCAACTAATTGACTTGTTCCTGAACCTGAACCTGCTTGTGTTGCCTGTGTGATTGCCGCCCCAGTAATGTCGGTATATGTACCACCTTCTGTAGCAGATGCAGTAACTTTACAGTCTACTGTTCCACTAGAGGATATTACACCGATGTTTACTAGCAAACTTGCATTGCTGTAACCAGTTAGGTTAATCGCTGAACTTGTTGTAGTTCCTGCTGATTTTGAAACTGGTGCTAATGCTACGTTTACTGCAACCCTATCACTTAATTGTCTGAATTTTGGCATTGTAATGTTTTCTCCTATTACGCTATTTTGAATATTCTGAAAGCATCTGCAAGTCCAACTCTACCGTCCCATCTGTTTCTAGCAAAGAAACCTACTTGGTCGTTAGCAACGTAAATGCTGTCATCTCTTCTCATAGACATACCTAATCTTTCAATTATGTAGTAGTTAGAGAAGTCACCAATACAACCAATTTCTTCGTTAGTTGCAATTGCTGTAGCATCGTCCCAACCAGTACCATCAAACAACACAGTTGGTCGTCCATATAATGTACTAGCAGGTGTTGCGTTTGCTAAGTTTCCTTTGCTTGATGTTACGTCAAGTGCCGCAATCTGTGCCATAGCAGAAGATGTTGTTGAAACAACAGCATTTGCTCTGAACTGTGCAGGTAGGTTAAAGTACCAAGTTTGGAAGTCACCAATTGCTACAGCGTTGTTAGCCGCAGAATCAGAACCATCTGTTGCTGATGTTCTTAGACCTTCAGGTTCTGTAGAACCATCACCTTCAATAATTTGTTGGTCTTCGTATCGACCTGCCGCTTCACCCATAATCTGTGAAAGTAGTGCAGGTAAGTTCACAGCAGAATCTTCTAGTAATTCATTTGATACTTTTACAGTACCACCTGCTTTTCTAGTTGTGAATGAAACCTGTCCTACTGTTGGTGTGTTGTCACCATAAGCCGCTTCTTCAGCAATTGCCGCCCAAGTTACAGAACCAAGTGTTGGTAAGTAACCATCTTTTAGCGATGTTGTCAAAACTGTACAGAAAGGTCGGTGAACACCACCCGGTACTCCTGTGTTGTGAATAACCTGTGTTCTAAAGTCCTCAGGAACAAAAAAACCACCTTCTGAATCAGTACCTTCTTGCATTGCTTTTAGTTCGTCAGCAGATGCAGTTGCAAAGAACTTGTTAGCGTTAGGACTTCTATCCCTAAACCACTTTACCCAAGTGTCTTTGTAAAAGTTTTCTTCATCTTTTAGGTTTGCACCCATTTGTTCTCGTACCCACTTTGGTTGTACTGCCGCAGGTAGACCTTTAACCCATGTTGCAGGTTTGTAGTCGTTTCTATAATCCTTACCATTGTCAGTAGGATTGTATAATTTTGCTTCTTCTTTAGAAACAGGTACGCTGTTAGTTGGCTTGTTAAAGTCGCCTGATAGTGTCTTTAGTGAATCTGCTTCGTTCTGCAATTCTGTTGCTTTTTCTATTTTAGAAACTGCATCTTCTTTTGCTTTTTTTGCTGATTCTACTTCTCCACTTTCGATAAACTTTCCTGCATCAACCAACGCTTGTCGTGCTTCTTCACGAAGTTCGTTAATCTTTTCCATTATTTATTTCTCCATAATGTCTAGTTTGTTTTTTTCTATTTCTATTTCTAACTGTAATTTCTCAATTTTCGCAACATCGACATCAGAAGTCTTTTCTTCTACCTGTTCTTCAGGTGCTTCAGACGTGGTTGTGGCAGTTTTAGATATTATAGTTTGTGTATCAGGTGATGCACCACGCATCACAGGGCTTACTTCTACCCAATCTAATGCTTTGATAACTCTTACATTATCGCCACTAGGTAGTCGTTCAAGTCCATCATCTAATGACCGAAAGCCAACCGACCATTCTTTTACAGACCCAAACTGTACATCAGCAAATGCTTCTCGCCCTCGCTGAGTATTTAAATTAAACTGCATGATTGCTTTTAGTTTACCTTTTTTAAAGTTATCTTCATCATCGTCATAATAACCCAGTTCTATCGGTGCAGAATCTATAACTTTACCGACTGGTGACGACTGGTCGTGAAACCATGCAACTGATTGACCACCTTTTTCTATAGACTTATCAAAAGCATTAAAGTCTATAACTTCCCCATCGTGGTCTACCACACCCATTGTATTAACGTATGCTTCAACAATTCCTTCTGCTTCATCTACAGTTTTTATTTCAGAAGTTTGGAATTTATGTGTAAGCATTTTTTTTGTTGTTACCATTTTATTCTCCTAGTAATCTATTCCTTCAACGATTGGTGAAAAAGACCTTGTGCAGTTAGGGTGTGCTGTTGGATTTGCTAAAGCCCAATCCATTGTCTGTATAGTTCCATTTAAACTATCACACAATTCATCGTAATCACCATCAAACACACGCACTCTAGTTACACCTGCAACCTGATACCTTGCAATCGTTCCTGTATTTTGAGCAGTAGCAATTTCTGTTCTAGCAATCGTTCTTGCCCTGTTTTTATAAGTTTCCCTTACTATCCCACGCAACCCTGTAAAATTATCTTTAGGAACACCACGAACTATTTGGTCTAAACTGTAACCTGCCTGTGTTCCTTTTTGTATTGTTTTTCTTAAGGCTTTTCTAGATACGTCATTTATTTGTTTACCTGATACACGCATTGCGTTTTGTATCACAGGCAATTCTGCGTCAAAAGGTGTATCTACAAAAACACCATTTTTATTAATTGCGTTCCAAGCCTTACGCATTGACCTTAACATTGGTGGTGACATTTGTTGTGCTAGTTGACTGTCTAGTGCTAAAGGTATAATTGTCATTTCGTTAAATGGCATTTGCAGTTTTTGTTCTTTCCCATAAGTTGTTCCACCATCATCAGGGTTAACAATATTATCGTATGCTTCATGTGTGCTACATGGCATATAAATTGTTTCACCATCTTCAGTCATTGTGTGTGTGCCTTCGCAACCTAACTGTTCTGCCCTTTCCTGTGCTTCTGCCCTAGTAGTAAATTGGTCTGCACTACCTACTGGTGCTTTTTCGTTTTCGTCCATCTGTTCTATTTTTCTATCTGCCCATTCTTTAGCCCTCATTGGGTCTGATGTTGGGTTACCACCCCATAATAACCATGCTACTGCACCTGCTTGTGGATAGTTATCATTATTAGGGTTATTATTAGCAGGACTTTCTAAGTCACTTTTGTGTCTAGCAAACCATGCTGACATACGCCTTGCTTTGCCTTCTGATATAAAACCACCTGCCATAGTTCTTGCTTCTCTAACAGTTTTTTCTGTTAGTCCACTTCCACCACGACCTTCTTTATAATATTTTAAACCACGTTCTGCATTGCTTCTAATAAATTCAGGTGCTTCAAACTTTACTTCATCTTGTTTGCCTTCTGCTGTCGAATCACCTAAGTATCTGCCCATAACACCATCTGCACGATTAAGTAACTGTCTAAAATAATCGTTCATTATGCGTTCCATAGACCTAACATCTTGGTCGTATGTTTCTTCTAATACTGGAATCAAAGCATCAGCACGACTTTGTGATAACGCTTTTACTTCAGGTTGTTTTGCACCTAATACTGTAAGACTGCTAGGCAAGTAACCTGTATGTTCCATTTCTGTATTTAGTCCTGCTGTCTGTAATGCAGATTCAGGTGTAAATCCTGCGTTGATTAATTCTTTGGCTATTTGTGCTTGTGTTAGTTTTCTACTAACTACTGCATCTTCATCTTCTTGCAATGCACGAACATCTTTGAAATCAAAAGCCAAATATCCACGTTCACTAGGAAATTCAGGTTCTAACAATGTCTGCATAAATTGTTCTATACGCTTATATAATGGCAACAAAGTTTCTTCCCAAAAACTTTCCCTTGCTTCCCTATAGTTACTGTATGTGCTACGTTGTAATCCTACATTTGCACCAACTAATATTGCAGGTACACCAAAACCTGCACAAATTCTACTTTCTGATAATTGTCTTAGTTCAGGTATTTCCATTTGTCCAATAGAACTACCCATAACTTCATAACTAGCATCTTCATCTAATATTGCAATCCTGTGCCAGTTTCTGTCACCTCTAAACTGCCCACGCCATTGTGTTCGTAATCTGTCTGCTTCTTCTTGGCTATTGATTCTTCGCTTTAGTTTCAACATACCACTAGGAACACCTGCGTTGTTAAAGAAAGCCCTTGTGAAGTTTGTAGCGTCTGTATCTATTGCTGTTTGTTTTAGTAAAACCTGTAATGGGCTAAGACCATAAAAGTCATTGTTAGGATTGGGGAATTTTAAGTGTCCTATATCTTCAGCAGGTATAACATAACGCCTACCACCCACATCATAAGTATAAGCATTTTTATCTGCATGTATTTCTATCCTATCAGGTCTTAATAACATCAATGATACCACACCAACCCTTGCACGTTCTTTTAGGACGTAAGCGTTACCTGATATTTGTAAGTGCGTGATAAGGGCTTCTAAAAATTCGTATTGTGTTTCGTTTGGTGCAGGATTTTTAATTAGGTTTGCTAATGCGTTGTTTTCAGGTTCTATTATTTCGCCTTCTTGGTCGTAAAGACACAACATTGCTTCAGCAGATGATGTTGCTATTTCTCTAATACATGCAAAGACTAATTCATTACCTGCGTAACCATGCTGTGCAAAAGAAGCGTAATTAGCATCAGGGTAACTTGGTTGCAAGTCTGTCTGATTCATAACGCTTGTTACTATTTGTTCGTTGCTTTCTTGTTTGCCACGAAATCTAT